TAATAGCAATAATAACCCGATATTGAATACTGATCAAAGCTATTGGACGGGGATTGACGGTAAAGTAGCCTACACTTGTGCTTCAATGGTAGAGCTCTTACTCTGCCTTGGGTCCAGTGGGTCGGGTCTATATGTAAAAGGTAGCTTGGGTGCTACTAATGGTTTTACTGGTGCAGCTCAAGGAAACATGTTGGATCAGGGTACTGTATCTGACCATACATTTGGTAGAGCTTTTGACATAACTATGGTAGGAAGGTCTAGCTCAGATGCAGTTAGTCTTGCTGGTAAGAACGTAGATGTTTACAGAACTGCATTAAACCTAATATTAGCTAAGCTTAAGACAGTCCCAGAGTATCTTCATCCTGATTTAATAGTGATTCACGATCAACTTATGACTGAGTATGGGATAGGCAATGGCTTTGAAGGTGATTTTGCAAGCACTAATGCTGCATTAATAATAAAAAATTACCCTGAGTTAGTTAGAATAAATTTTTCCGGAGATGCAGGACATAGGGATCATATACATATGTCATTTGGCCCAGCAAGAGCTGGCTCTTATGAAGACTGGGTAGATTCAGATGAAGGTTCATCAGGTGAAGGTGATCCAGATGCTGGTGACCCTCCTGCCGGAGATGCCGGTGATATCTCCGAGCTTGGCCAAAGCTACGCTCAAGGGCCAACATCAACACATGCATTGAAGAATAAGAACGCACTCTACAAAGCATTAGTAACATATGGTGGATACAGTGCAGAAGCAGCTGCAATATGGATGTGCATAGCGGAAAGAGAAAGTAATTTTAGCCCTGGCGGATTCAATGGCCTAGTTAACGACAGTTCCGGTACGCCAAAGGGCACTGGTGATTATTCAATTGGTCTTTGGCAAGTAAACTTTTTAGGAATTCCAAGTCTATTGACTAAAGCCTTAACTTTAGTTAGCTTAGATTCAACAAATACAAAATTAGTAAAAGTACTTGGTCGTGGCTATAAATTAATTGACAAAGATTGGGAAGCAAATGGGACAAAAGATCAAACTACTGCAATAGCAAAAATGAAAGAATGGTATAAGGTTAACCCTAAAAAGCCAGATGATTACGGTATTAGTGAAGGAAAGTTGCATTCGGACCCAAGATTATGGAATGCTCTAACCCAAATATTCTTGCTGTCTGAATTAACCGCCAAAAGAAAAGATATGTGGATGTGGTGGAACTGGGGAGAATATGGGACAGAAGGAATAGTTGGAGAAGCGTACAGTGCAAGCAAAAGACCACCAGCAGGGTGGCTAAGGGGGCTTAAGTTCCAAACAGCGGTAAACTATTATCTAGCCAATAATCCAGGGAAAACAGCGGAAGACCTTAAGTCTTGGGTAAAGAAAAAGGGAACAGACAAGAATCTTAGATCCAGTAAAGAATTTTTAGACCAATGGTTAGCAGGGTATGTATTTAAAACTAACGGTGACATATCGACAGTACCAGAAACAGCTGCTGGAGGGATTCCAACATTTACTAAAACACAAATTAAAGAAGCTGCAATTTGGTTAAGGACTAATAGAATGGATCCATGGGAAGCAAGGACTGGCAAAGCTTTTGGATGCGAGGCTTTTGCTAGTAGGCTCGGTGCTGGAATTGGTTTATTTGGTCCAGTCAAAAGAGATTTGTTTACTAAAGAATGGGATAGGAAAGATGGAGATAAAAGACCATCTAGTAATCTGACTTCACATGATACTGCGCAATTACATTATGAGGCAATAAAAAATCGTCCATCCTTTTGTGGCCCAGATACGGAAAATGGAAAAAATCCTCCAGCTGGCTATTTAGTATTTTGGACTGGTGGCACTGGGGGCAATGCCAACCAGGGTCACGTAGCTATTTCGTTAGGCAATAAAACTTTCATAGATCAACATGTCACCACTAATCCAGAAACAAGAACAGCTACTACACCAAAACCATTAGATGGTCAGATTTGGCCGGGAAGCGCGTACACATATGTCGGATCTTCTCCGGCTTGGTAAAGGAAATATAATGGCTATAAATTACCCAAAATTTGATAAAAAAATAGATGAGCAGATTCAGTCAGCTCACATGCAAAGAGCTAAAACCAGAATGGGCACTGTTGCTCAGTATGACAAACATGCAAATACTGCAGTAATTATATTAGAATCAAATTACTCAGATACTATCGGTGGTATAATTAAGAACGTATCTTGCCCAATAGTATACCGGACTTCAAATGGTTAGCCCAGAACCAGGCGATAGATGTATTGTAGGGTTTAAAGATGACAATGAAAGATATGCATACATAGTCACCTTTATAAATGATTTTTATAATGGCAGGACTACAAATATGAATATAGCAAACACCGGCATACCTAGGTTTATGATTTAAAATGGCAGTTAATAAAGATATATTAAATAATGCAGAAACTGGAAACCCAGGTTATTTTGATGAAGCTCTTGAGCTGGAGAAAAGAAGCACTTTCTCCAGAAGAGAAGTTGGATTAACCCATCCAGATACTTCCTCTTTTATTAAATTAAATGACAAAGGTGAAATTGAAATATTTGCCGGAGAAGAAATAGGGATAATAATAAGCCCATCTACTGGAACAATATCTTTATTTGCAGATATTGTTAAAGTATATACCAAAGAGGATTCTGGTTTTAGATGGAATAATAAGAGTTTAAATTACGCCGGCGACTCATATAATGAGCCATCTTTGGTTACTACTGAGATTAAGGAAATAAACTCCGGCTTTAATTATGCAGACTATTACCTAAGTGCAGTAGATCAATTTGACCAGACAGATAATTCTAATAATAACATAGTTACTATAAATGGAGAATTTGCCTTTAGGCCCAACAAGCCTGACACCTTCAATACAGGTATACCTAGCAATAGTCCAAGTACTATAAGTAAGAACGACCAGGATCTACTAAGGGATTATGCCCTAACAAATAGTCAGGATAAATTAAATTATATGAAAACATTAATAGAATCTGGTTTTACATTTAATCAAGCTGCGGAAAAAACTTTAAGGGATAAAGGTGTCTGATTTATTTTTAACTCTCGATGGGGACTTAGCCATCAATGGCAATAGAGATATTGGAGTTGTCCAGTCCTCTAAGCAGAATGATGTTCAACAAATCTACATTAGGCTGATGACAGAACCAGGTGATTTCTACGCTTATCCAAGTCTTGGAGTTGATTTATCCAGGCTTTACGGAATGCCCCAATCTGCCGAAACTGGAGAGCTTGGAAAAGAATTAATTCGCACTGCCCTAGAAAGAGAAAATATTTTTAGAGGAAAAAACATATCTATCAACGCCGTACCTATAAGTAATGATGTTATTAGATTCGATGTGCACATATTGAGTGGATCAAACCAACCAGTAACTCTTAGCATAAAACAAAACTTGGGAGCATAAATGCCTACTATTAATACTAAAACTAAAGAAGAGATAGTCTCTAGAATACTAAGTGCATTGGAAAGAAATGCTAGTATTAGCGCTACTTCTCCTGGTTCTATTGCAAGGGCTTTTGCAGAATCATTTGGAGCAGAGATGTTCTATTTATATGAATCATTTAAAGAAGCTATAAATCAAACCAATCTATCAACGGCTTCAGGTAGGTCCCTGGACTTGATTGGGGAACTCTATAATGTCCAAAGAAAGACCATATCAGATCAATTAATATTTGACAGATCTACTGCTAACATAGAATTCTTTTTAGATATAGCTAGTTCTGGCGATGTCATTATCCCCAAAGGTACTTTAGTATATAATGATGTTGGCTCTTTCTCTTCCGCCCAATACTCTTACACCTTAGTAGGAGATGTTGTAATCCTTTCTGGACTCAAGAAGGGCTATGGGGCTGTGCAGCCAAACTTTCAGTCTAACGATTACGTAGCTTCAGTTGGCTCATTAACTAGGCATAATTATATTTCCCCTCCGGGATCCCTAGTATTTTGTTCTAATCCAAAAGAAATATATCCAGTCTTGAACTCTGAGTCAGACGATAATTATAGAAGAAGAATTATTTCTTCAGTCAAAATAAATGCTACAGGAACTGCTGAAGCGTTAAGATTTGCTGCACTTTCCGTAAAGGGAGTTAAGGACATAAGAGTAAAGGAAGCTTCGTATGGGCTTGGCTCTTGTGATGTTATCATAGTTCCAGAGGTAGCTGGCAATATTGGAGTAATCCCACAAACCGTAACTAATACCATAGCTCCTATTAGGCCAATTGGGATTAGAATGAATATAACCATGGCAGAACCGGTAGACTATTCACTACAAGCCGTTATAACGCTTCCTTATGGCACTGGAGAAAACCTTCGTGTAGGAGTACAAAACCAAGCTACCATTTTTGTTAAAAGATATCTTAATTCACTGACAATAGGAGATAGTGTTTCCATTCAAGAAATAGAGGCTAGGATCAGATTATCTTCCGATTTAGTCAAAGCTGTTAATATAACAGCCGCTTCCGCTAAGGGGGTTAATGTCAACAGAAAAGATTTTAGGCCTTCATCTGAAAGAGAATATATAGTAGCTGGCAATATTAACATTTCTTCTGTTATAATAGGTGTATCTAATTACTAAAGAAAGATGGTTATATGACCATGGCCGAAAAATATTTTTTGATCACAACCAACCACATAATTAAAGCACCTAACATGACGCAGGCTAAATTAGCCGTAGAGGGTGAAATGGATTTCTTGGGTGAAGTATTAAAGAACGATTCTCATTCCAAAGAGATACAGGCTGCAGAGGCATTCAAATTTGCTGGGTATAACACAGCTTCCGACATAGATGATGATGAGCCTGACGCATATGTAGACCTGGAAGATTCTCCAACTGAAGTTAATAGATTTGATTTTATTCGATCTGAGAATAAGAGATTAGCTAAATTAGCTGAAAAAAATAAGAACGTTAAAGATGAAGCTATACTAGCCGTCTACGAAGCAGCATATGATGCCTTCCTTGACTTTGATCTTCCCCCTATTAAGCAGAATGAAATTACTTCAGGAAAAGCTGGAGTAGGAGAAACTGCTGTTGCAGTCTTTGGAGACTGGCAGCTCGGCAAGGTTACCCCTAGTTATAACTCTGAGGTATTGGGACAAAGAATAGAAGCCTATGCTGAAAAATTAGTAGAGATTACCAATATTCAAAGAACTCATCACCCAGTAGACAATCTTCATGTTTGGCTTTTGGGAGATATCGTTGAGGGTGAAGAAATATTCCCAGGGCAAAGTCACTTAATTGATTCAGGTTTGTACAGACAAGTTGGAGTTAATGGCCCTGAGATCCTTGGCAATTTCCTCAGAACCGCACTTCAGAACTTCAAGCATGTCCATGTGACTGGGGTCATAGGAAACCATGGAGCCGTTGGTGGAAGAGCAAGAAAGCAGCATGACCCTGAGACTAATATGGACAGACTCCTTTATAAGATCGTCGAATTAATATTCAAAGATGAGCCTAGAATCACCTTTAATATTCCAGACGGTAAGGGTGAAAGAAACTTCTACGCAGTAGACACTATTGGCAGCTATAGCTCCCTCCTTATCCACGGAGATCAAATGCCTGCACCAAGCGCTTCCTATGGTTACTATAAAAAGGTAATGGGATGGAAAGATGGTGCTATCCCGGAGCATTTTGAAGATGTATTTATGGGACATTATCACCAGCAGGTGAAGATGACTATAGGTAGTAGTCTTTTGAGAATTTCTGGCTCTCCAGAAAGTCACAACACTTATGCTCAAGAGTATTTCTCCTCTATGAGTAGACCATGTCAGCACTTAATGTTTGTCCACCCAGATAATGGAGTTACTTCAGAGTACTCAATCTGGCTAGACTAACCTCGAAAGGCATCTGTAGATGAAACAATATATATTAGCCTTAAGAAGTCTTGACTTTATTAAGTCTGGTAAGAGTTGGTCTACTGGATCTATCGACTTATACAATAACAAGTCCTATACCAACTACTCTATTACTAGATCAAGATTTGGTATAGATGAACTTGGAG